GCCTTATTCACTAACCAGTTTTGCGCCAAGATACCGCATAACTGAGCACCGATAAAACCTTGTGAAACATACCAGCCAACTACTGCATCGGAAACGGTATTCATACCGTTTGCGTACATTTTGAAATTAGCTACTCCATTGCTGGAGTCATCCATAGCGTATTCGCCATAGAACGCTGGCTGAGTCTTTTTGATCGCTTCCAAAGAGTCAGCCAATTTGAATCGTTTAGCATCGGGATCGAGAATATCGAACGCATGAGTGCTGAATAGGCTTTTACGAGCCTTGGGCTTAATAGGTTCTTGTTGAACCTCTGTCTTTCCTTTTAGCCACTTAAACATAAAATCCTATCCAAAGAAACTCTTGCGAGGAATCATTATTTCAGAAAACGCTCTTGATAGCGAGTCCACTTGGTCATCATGTGATCCATTGGGGAATATTCGCATTTCGTTTATCAAGGGTGCATTCCAATCTCCTCGAAGCATTAATACGTTACCAATATTAACTTGAGCAGCAAACGGCTCTGCTCTCGTGATTTTGTCGCCTGACTCGGGAGAGCTGCTGACAGTATATCCTGCCAATGCTCGGGTTAGGTATAACACTTGTGTTTTACCCGCCTGTCCGGGGTCTTGCGGAATGCTTATTTTGACTTTTCTTGAATCAAGCCCAGCCGTATTAACCATTGCTGCGTCACGCTGATCGGGACCCACACGCAGTCTAACCATATCTGCAATAACAAAGCGTCCATCGGGCAATCTTCCAAGTTTTCCTCCCGCAGTGTAGTCACCGTCTGTAGTGCTGGCTAAGTCCCAGCCTCTACACCACTTGATTTCCTCTGCGGGTAAAGCGTCAATAATCTTTATCTGATCGGGTTTAAATAAATCACCGTCCAAAGGAGCTGGTCGCTGCTGATACAGTGCCGACCACGTTCTCGGGTTTTGCTCAAATTGAGCCCAGTGCTTCTCATCGAACCATTCGGTCCAAAGGTATTCACCGATCTGTCTGCCAAGGGGATCTCCCTCGTTTTCGCATTTAGCGGGTAAGCAGACCACTTCCCAGTAGTTGCCGTCCTTGCAGAGAATCCTGCCGGACCCACCTTTCCAGCCATCGGGAAGTATTCGTCCAGCGAGGTCATCCTCGTGCCAACGGGTTTGAATGAGGACAATCCAGCCTCCCGGTATCAAACGGGTCTTTAGATCATCCTCGAAAGCGTCATAGGTTTTATTACGGATTGTGTCCGAATTAGCTTGCTCACGTCCCTTGATAGGGTCATCAATGATGATTCCATGAGCTCGATTACCAGTAACGCCCCCGAGAATACCGCAAGCCATGTATTCGCTGCCGTTGTCCAGTGAGAACTCTTGAGCAGCCGAAGACTCGACTGTCAGCCCAGTTCCGAAGATTCCTCGGTATCTAGGCTGCTTAATGATTGATCGGGTGCGTCTACCCAGTTTTCGGGCTAGATCGTCACCATAGCTGGCTAGGATCACCTTACGGTTTGGCTGAGCCCCAAGGTACTTACTGGGGAAAACTACTGAGGCATAGGTCGATTTGGCACTGCCTGGGGGCATAAATACCATCATTCGACCATACGGAGTATTTGCTACTTCATCTAGCTTTTGCAATAAAAGCCGATGATGATGAGCCATCGTGGTTTCGATTGGCTCAAAGAATTCAGTGTCGGGATCGTCTGTGGACGGTTTACCCGGTACATCAATAGCGTTGGCATACTGCAGAATGTCTGCACGAGCCCTGCGCCTGATTAGGACTTCCTTAGCTGCTTCGGCTTGCGATGGCAAGGAGAGCCTCGTCTGTCATTTCCCGCAGATCTGAGTCTTCGGTACTTGTGAATTTCTGCACTTGTTCCTTGTTTGCATTGAGCAATCCCAAGGGAACTTTGCTGGCTTCGTTTGCCATGTCTTGCAATGCGCTCACCGTCTTGAGTGCGACCATGCCTTCGCCAGTCAGGAGGTTTTCCTCATTCACTGTATTGAGCTGCTGATTTGCCAGTCTCGATAACTGATTGGCATTTATGGCTCCGAACTTACCTGCGCTGGCTAGGTTCGTACTGATCGCTTTGAGGTCATCCACAAAGTTTAGTACGGTAACTTGTTCGGAAACAGGTAAAGCCTTTAAATTCTGTTCAGCCGTAACTAATTGATTTGAAACGGATTTCATTGTTCGGATTCGTTCGGAAAGCCGTTCGCTGATCGATGTCTTACTCACCCCGTACTCTCGGGATAGATCCGCAGCCTTCTCGCCCTTGAGCATTCGGCTTTTGATTTCTTCCCACTGTTTGTCAGTGAGCTTTGAAGGACGTGCCATTAGCTGACTATTCCTTTCAGCGTATCGAAAATATACGATTTATTGCCCAAAATGTATCCAACTTTATTGACTCCCAAACTGGGATACAGTTTATCCATGATATGATCTATCAACTGATTTGTATACCCATTAAACATTATGTAAATAAGTCTATGGGCTCGATAGTGAATTTTGTTTAAAACAATGATTACATAGCCTTTGGGGTCTTTATATCCCGCAATCGATCCAGCTACTTTGTTTGCGCCTCTATCGTCTTTCCAATACAAATTGCCGTCTTTGTCGTCAAAGATACGATGCAACAGGTCTTTGGTTACGGTATGATCTTGCTCAGCCATTTCAACTCCTTAACAGTTATTTGGTTAGAAGCCCCTGTAGATCTAGACCGTCTATGGGGGTTTTGCTTTGATACACCTAGTTTAATACAATATCAACGGGGGTGGTTAGGCAGACATTAGAGGATGTGAGAAGTAGAGAGTTTTTCTGCCTTCTGCTCTACAGTTCAAAATCACCAAATCTACACCCCCCACCTTAATCTGCTTCCACGTCTTCGTTTTTGTAAAGTTTTTGATCTGTTTTGTAAAGTTTTGATTGCAGCATTGTCAAGTTCTTAGCTTGCTTCCACGCTTTCTGAGCCACTGAGTCTGCCTTCTTGTAGAAATTTGCCCGATTGATTCCTAGCTCGCTTGCAAGGACCTTAATCGGGATCTTGCGTCCATTCCTGTATCCAGCCGAAATGTAGACCGCATAAAAAGCAATCTGCTCCACTGGATCAAAGCTGTCAATCACCAAAGTAAATGCTGGGAAATACTTGTTTAACGGATAGTCGACTTCATGAGTGGCTGATCCTTCATTGATCACTTTTGCGAAGCCGGGAGGAAGACGGGGACCACCATACCTATGCGCTTTGGCATACTGCCAAAAATTTACGCATATCTCCTCAAATTCAGGATCGGTAAACCGTCTGCTCATCAAGTTCCTTTTTAGGTGCTAAGAAAGTATAAACCTATCCCAAGCTTTGTTTTCGAGAGAAATAGTAGATTTTTTGTGTTTGATTTCTTCCCAAGGAATTAACCAACTCATTTGCTCGGAAGCAGCAAAAAGATAATCAAAATCGCCATCGGAATAGTTTTTACCTAATCCTTTTCTAACGCTTACAACTCTTATTTTCCTACCGTTACCCTGAGTGCCAACGTATATAGTTTTTACTTGAATTGCTTTCCAGCCTTCATTTGGCAGCTTTGCCAAAAAGTCATGGGATCGAATCCTTCCCAAAGGAATTCCAACAGCCCAATTATTTTTTGCAGCATGAACCAAAAATAAAGCTTCAGATATTTCTCCGTTGATGACGGTATGATCCCCGCCTTTTCCTAGGTTTTTATCTAATTCATCAATGTAATTTTTCATAATGGTATCGTTTGCTGGTTGGGGATACCATCATATTACACTAAACCCCGAAGGGTCAGGTTACGTTTATCCTGCGTCAGAAAAAGGAATTAACTGACCGATTTCCACCAATGTTAATCGATCAGTCAGAGTCATGCAATTTTTCCAAGGGAGATTTCCAGCAAATACTCCTCGGTGACTCGGTACGTCTTCTCGAAGGCTTTGCGTCCAAGTCCATGAATACCGGAATTGCCTCGATGATGTTCGGGGCAGAGGGCAATGACCGGAGCATTACTGCGCTTCCCGGCTCTACGGATGTGATGAATT